ACGCCCGAGAGGTCAGCGGCACGCTCCAGCACCTGCAAGCTCTCCACGGTTGTGTCGAGCGATTGCGCCAGCTTGGCAGTTTGGTCGATGGTTTGCAGTCCCGAGCGGATCATCGCAGCACCGGCTGCCACCACAGCTGCACCTGCGGCCGCCGCTGCAATCGTGGCGCGGCGGGTGAAGGCAGCAAGCCGCGCGTTGGCCACATCGACCTCGCGCGAAAGCCGACCGAGCCCACGCGCACCGGCATCGCCAATGCCGGTCAGCTCCGCCTTGACCTGTCGTCCGCCAACGGCAGCGAGACGCACGAAGACGCGTTTATCGGACATCCTGCTCTCCAATCCGTTCGTTTACTCTTTTGACCATCACCGCCTCAATCTCAGGCAGCAGTTCCATCGCCACGAGGCCGTTAATGCCAAGTGCGCGCGCCATGGCGAGGGCCGCCCCCATGTCCCACCCGAGGATTGTCTGCTGCGTCGCCCGCAGCTGGCCGCCGAGGCGTCCAACCAGGTCCCAGACCTGCACGCCCTCGAAGGTTTGGGGACGGTTTATTTTGGCTGGGCACTCCGGGCACGGGACTTTGCAGGCCCCGCGGGCTTCGTAAGCCTCGAGGGCTTCGCAAGCCTCGCAGTATCGATCGCCCCCGCTGAAGTGCCAGTCAGCAAGGGCGCGGAGACGTTTTTTTCCTGATCCAACACCAGTGCTTTGGCGACGTAGCCCGCCTGGAAGGCCTCGAAGATTGGATAGATGTCGAGCAAGGCGTCAACACCTTTAGGGGTGAGGTCCAGAACGTTGCCGTCCATGTCGCCCACGCCCTCCCATTCCACCACGGCGCGCCGCCCCAGCGCTTTGGCAAAGACCAGCGCGCGGTCCTCGTTGCTGGCGACCTCGGGGAGGGCTGCAATGCTGGGATCGTTGCGGGTGGTCACCATCAGCGCGGTGGTGAGCGGGAGCAGGCGCACGCGCACGCCGGGGGCGAGATCAAGCCAGCGCGGGTCTGTCGAGAGGTCAAGCTTGAGCATGATCAATAGGTCTCCACATTGTTGATGAGCGTTACGGTGCACATGCGCCCGGTGACTGCGTCCTTGGCGGCCTGCCAATCGAAGGTCGCCTGCACGCCCTGCGGCCCGCCGATCTCGACGCGCGGACGCGGGAGGTAAACGGAATGCGGGGTGAAGGTCAGGCTCTCGCCGGTGGGCAGGGTGTAGGCGAACTCAAGCGCGCAATCGGTGCCGTTGATCGCCTGATCCATCAGCGTGGTGTCAGCAAAGCGGACCTCCATGCTGCCCGAGAGCATTGCCATGGAGGGATCGGCCCCGTCGATCTTGCCGTCGGCGCGGATGGTCTCGATGCGGTCGAGATTGTTGCCATAGGTGATCTGGGTCGAGACCACGTTGCCAAGGGCCACGCCGTCGCGCTTGATTGAGCCATTGAAGTGGCCAAATCGCTGCAGCGCGATCTCGGTCGGTGTGCCTGCGCTGGTGGTGGTCGCCGGGGTCTCGCCCTGAGCAATGAGGCTGACGGAGGCAGTCAGCAGGCCGGAGCGCGTCATCTGCCAGGACAGCTGATCCACCACGCAGCCCGCGTACATCGCAAAGCGCGGCACTTCTGGCATGCCGATTTCGATGGCGAGGCTTGGAAGGGTCCAGCTGCCCGAGCGGAACTCGTGGCTGTAGGGAGCCTCCGCGCCGGTCGTGGTCGGATCGCCAAACGCCGCCTTCAGCCAGTAGCCAAAGCCGATCGCATCAATCGGAACCACCACGTCACCATCGCTGGTCAACGCGCCCTTGATCGGCGCCAGCGGATCCCGGCCATAGCCGAGCAGCTCCGACTCGAGCAGTGGTTGCTCTGCGCCAAGCGTCGCGCTGGCAAACGGCATCTTGAAATAACCGCTCGCGGGCGGCGTGCCGTAGACGGATTCGTAAGCGAGCGCCATCTGCGCCCGCGCGCCTTGTGCGCGTGCCATTGTGTTCTCCTCAGGTTGTGGGGTGGGTCAAGCCAGCGGGTCTGACATTGAATAATGCAGCACGACCGAAATCACCGCCGCCTTCAGGCTGGCCGCCCCCTCAACGGGCAGATCCACCGGCTGCGGCGCTTCCGCCTCAACCCAATCGCAACGCCCGCCGAGCGTGCGGTCTGCACGAATGACCGCGCCGATCTGGGCACAAAGGGCTGCAAAGGTAGTGTCGCGGTCGTTTGTTCCTTGCAAGGGTCCCCCGGACCCTTGCATCTGCTGCGCAGACCGGGCCTCACCCTGCACGATGACTTCAAGCTCGGCGCGATGCTGGTAATGATAGGCGAGCGGCGACAGCGTCACTGCAGGATCGCCGGGATCACCGTCACGCAGGATCATCATACCCGCAGGGGAGATGCGCTCCGGCAGCACCTCGCCGCGCAGGACCGGCACATGAGGCACCGTGCGCAACAGGTCCGCCAGAGCGGTGAGGATGTGTTCGCGAGGGGTGGGCATTGGTGGGCTCCGGGTCGTATGCGACCCGAAGGTCTCAGCGTTTGCGGTCAGGTTTGGGACCTTGCAAAGTGGCCAGCTTTCCCGGCAGGTCGGACCGGCTGTGCAGAAAATCGATGATAATCACCTGATCCGTATCTTCGACAAACACGATAAAATGCTGGCCATTGCGCACAAAACGCAGATCTTCGGCCAGGTCCGGATCGATCAGACGGCGGCAGTCCTGCGACAAAGCAGTACCCGCCGCGATGTCACGGCAGGTGGCTATCAGACCTTCTTCATAGGCCTCAGCCTGTCGCGGTCCAAACGTTTCGTAGGTCCAGTGGGCGATGTCGCTCAATGATGCTTCCGCTGCCCGCGTCAGCCGCCATGGCTTCGGCATCAAGACGATTGTCGAGCACGAGAAAATGCGCGACGCACGGCGTCTTCGCCAGACCCCTCGGCCAGATCACCACGGCGCGCTTCGTCAAGGCCGGTGCTTAGGCGATCACGCAATGCGCTCAATTCGCTTTCCTCCCGCTCGAGCAGACGCAGTCCTGCCCGCAGCGCCTCAGAGGCATTCTGATAGCGTCCCGACGCGACCAGCCGATCGACAAGATCGGATTGCGGGTCGGTAAGAACAACGTTTCGCGTGGCCATATGCAACTCCATGCTTTCTGATGGCAATATATGCCAACGAAGGCAACGTGTCGACCACCGTCGTCAAAATCGAGTATCTACCCAGTTTGCCACGATTGCGCCGGGTATCCTCTCCTGCGCCGCCTTTGCATCGCGCGCCAAATCCAGCCGCTTGCGCAGCTTGACTTGCCGGACCAGCAGAAAGATCGGCACTGTGGTCAGCCCGCGCCCCGTTTTTGAACGCGATGCAACACCAACTCCGCGTGCATTCAGCCGCCCTTCAGCCACCAAAAGGCTCGGTCCCCGCCTGCGATAGACAAACCGGAGCCTGAGACCGCGTCGCCGCTCCCATTCACCCGGCGCCGCGCGCGCCCTTACCTGCTACCTCTGTCGGGATCGCCAGCCAGAACCCGTCCTTGGAGCGGATCAGCGGGCCAGTGTCATGGGCACCGATGATCACAGGCGCTTTCGACCACACCAGCGTCGCGGCATCGATGCTCTCCCCGACCTTTGGATAGGTCTGGCTGCGGATCGAATTGCTCAGCCGACGCCCAAGCCCCGCTTGCGTGATCTGCCCGCGCCAGTCGGATTTGAGCTGTGTGCCAGCCGCGCGCATGGCTATTGTCACCGCTTGCTCGCCAGCCTTGATTTCTGCGGCCATGAGTGCGGCGAGGTTTGGGGTGATGGTGACATTGAGTTTCATGCGGGCCTCAAATCCACAGTCCAGACCAGCCGTTCGCGATCACGCGTGGGCTCGCCCTGAATAAGGAAGGCGTCGCCGTCGATCTCAAGGCGATCGCCTGGACGTGGGGTCGCCACCTCTGCCACGCGCAGGTCGATGCGGGTTGTCTCCGACCAGATGCGCGCATCGCCAAAACTGGTGATGTCATCCGCGCGGCGTGTGACGATACGGACGAGTTGTGTCGGACCATCGCCCGTGATGTAGATCGCATCACGGGCGATGTTGTTGTCCGCGAAAAGCGTGTCGATGACACCAGTGAACACAGACAAGCTGGCCATCCGTCAATTGCCACTGTGCAGGCGGATCGCCATGCGGGGCCGCTTGTTCACCGGCAGGATCGAGGTTTCAGTCATCAGATCGATCCAGCGGCCTTTGGCGTCGATCATCTGGCGGGCGTAGAGCGGCAGGCCGATGGTGTTGGCGGTCTCCAACAAATTGGCGGGCCCACCATAGGTCGTGAACGTATCGAACGTGCCCAGCGGAAAGGCGATCCCTTCACCCGCGGGGATCAACCGCTCTGAGGTACCGTTCGAGAGCGTGACAGACCCATTGTATTCCTCGAACAAAATGCCAGCAAAAGGAAAGGCCCGGCGCATGTCCTCGCGCAGCGGCTGGCCACCGGTGGCGGAGAAGAACTTATAGGCTTCTTCTGTCTTGGGGTGGCTGATCAGCTTGTCGAAGAATTCCGAGCTCACCAGCGCATGGGCGGTGGTCATGGTCTCGCCGAGCAGATTGTCCTCCATTGCGCGCAGCACGCTGCGCACCTTGCCCTGCACGTTTGTGCCAGCAGTGCCAAACACAAAGTCGATCGAGATCTTCTCGAGGCCAAACTCGGTGAAATAGTCGTAAAGCGTGATGCCCGCGCCGTCCTTCACGATACCGCGCAGGGCATTCATCTCCATATATTCGCGGGTCTGGGCATGTTTGCGGCGCATCAGCGTGAGCTTGCGGTTCATCACCTCGACCAGCGGGTCAGCGGCGTCCGAGAGGCCCAACGCGGGCATGCCTTGGATATCTGCAGGCAAGATTACGTCATCATGGGGGATCCAGGGGAGCGCAAAGGATCGCATGGAACGCTGCTCACGGGTGCCCACGGTGGCGGGCGCACCCAGTGGCACCGAGGGCAGCAGGCTCAGCACACCTTCGCGCTGCTCGATAACAATGGAGCGCTGTGACACGCCCTCAAAGCGAAACAGGCCGATCTGGCCAAGGCGGGTGTAGAGGTTGGGCAGAATGTTGATGGCCTGCGTCATATCTGCGAGCGAATAGCCGCCCGCGTCGAAGGGATTACGGGTGAGGGTCATGAATTACTCCGAAGGAATGAGGGCTGAAACGTGGTTTGGCGGTGATCGACGCTAATGTGTCGGCGCAGGCGGGATGCTGCGTGCCATCAATCAGGCGCTATCGCGCGGAATGATGCCCAGCGCAGCCAGCTGACCGTGTTTTGTGGCGGTCTTGGCCGCGTCATCTACGGTGGGGTCGAAGACGAGGGTCCTCTTCGAGATGATGGCTGGGCCGCGCACGATCACCACGCCGATGGCATCGGCACCGGTGGCGTCGACCGCGTAGAGCAGAACGGCCGCGGCCGTTTGGGCGCCATCTGAGCCGCCCGAAGTTGCCAGCTTGTGTTTGCCACTGGCGGTAATGCGGCCAAGAACAGCGCCCACGGGATAGTTGATGCCCGCAAGAAGTGTCACGCTCTCGCGGGTGAAGTTCGGGTTTACCTCATATTTGAGGACATCGCCCATGGTGGCGGGCTGTCGGAGCACGGTCATGTCGGGGATCCTTGTGATCTGGGTGCAAAAAGAAATCCCCCGCCGGGGTGGAGCGGCGGGGGATCAGGTGGCAGGGTTTGAGGGATGAGAGGGAGTTTCAGCCCTTTGCACCTGCAGAGGCCGCGCGTTTGGCGGCGACCACGATGGGGCTTTCGGCGCTTTTGGGGATGACCGGCGATGGCGGCGCTGCGACGATATCGCGGGCATCCGCCGCGGCGCTGGCGCGTTCCAGAACCAGGCGGCGCAAGGCTTCCGGAGCCGTGCCTTCGCGCAGTGCTTTTGCAGCATCAATGGCGATGCCAAGCCGTCCAGCTTGTGCTGCAATCTCGGCAATATCTGCGGCCTCGTTGCGCAGTTTTGCCGACAACTCTGCCAGATTGCCCGGCTGCGCTGCGTTCGAGACCGGCGGCACGGATGTCGCAGGGGGCGTAACCGGGGCGGCAGGTTGATCATCACCGGCAGTGGAATGACCATCCTGCGGAATTGCTGCCTCATCGGCAGTCTCCTCACGTAGGATATTTTCCGCAGCATTCTCTGCAGTGCTGTCCGTGTTGTCAGTTTGGGTGGCCATCTGTGCCTCCTTTTTCGGTTGGGTTGGTTTGCGGGACTGGAGTGCTGTCGCACGCGATGCGCGCGCGGGTGCGAGTGTTGGCGTGTTTGCCACGCGCTGTCGGAAGGCAGCAAAGCCGCGCTGCAGATCGATGACCTCATCGGCAAGACCCGCGGCAACAGCGTCTGCCCCGCGGTAGGTGGCGGCTTCGGTTGCGAGGGCTGCCTCCTGGCTCAACCGTTCAGCGCGCCCCGCCGCGACGGTCTCCGTAAAGAGGAACCGCAACACATCGATCTCGCGCTGGATATCATCACGAACGGCATCAGGCAGGGGCTGATACGGATTGCCATCCACTTTATGCCGCCCTGAATGGATCAAGGTCACGCGCACACCGTCCTGATCAAGCTCGCCACTGAGGTCGGCATGCATCACGACGACACCAATGCTGCCGACTGCCCCGGTGCGGGGCAGCAGTATACGATCAGCCTGGCTGGCCAGCGCGTATCCTGCCGAGAAAGCGTGCTCTGCCACAAAAGCCCAGACAGGCTTGGTGGCACGAATTGCTCGAATGCGATCTGCGAGGTCGAATATCCCCGCGACCTCGCCCCCAAAACTGTCAATTTCCAGCGCGAGACCGCGCACATTCGGATCGCTGGCCGCCGCATCAATCTGTGCTGCGATCCCTTCATAGCTTGTCTGGCCAGAGGACTGGCCGATCCATCCCCCGCGGTGGATCAGCACGCCGGAGATCTCGATCACGGCGATGCCGTCCACGACCGGATAGGGCGCGTCGCCATTTTGATGCAGGCGCACAGCGAGGTTTCCAGCGAGGATGCTGGCGCGGGCGGGTAGCAGCACTGCGCCCTCGTTCGCGCCATCCGGCTCCACCATCTCGACCTGTCGCCCGAGAATGCGCGGCCCTAACCCCGACAGAAATGCCATGGCTTTGGAGGGCTCAACCAGCAGCGGCGTGTTAAAGGCGCGCGTGGCAATACGGGCATGGAGCATCAGGGCTGGTCCTCAGGCTTGAGCGAAGTGTCTTCCGCGTCATCGGTTTCATCTGTCGATTGGGTGTCTTCGCCGTCATCTTCATCCGAGCTTGGCACCGCCTGTACGCCTTGCGCGGGTGATCCCGGTCTGCGGAAGTCCAGCCCTAGCAACCGCTCGCGCTCGCGCTCCGCCGCGATCTCACGGTCGACCTGTTCTGCGTCATAGCCGCGCTCGGCGATGGCTTGCGTGCGGGATTTGAGACCTGCTTCGATCTGGGCGATCTCGGCATTTGCGTCCTTCAGCGGATCGACCCAGTCCCATTTGGTCGGCAGCCAGTCAGCCGTGAGCAGCCGCATGCGGTCAGCTTCATAGTCGGGCAGCGTCAGCCCGCCTGATAAGACCGCCGCATCCATCCAGCGCGCATAGATTTGACGGCAGAGCTGGTAGACCATGACCGAATGCTGCCAGGCGGAAACGCGGCGACGGAATTCGATCAGCGCCAGTCGTGAGTTTGAGAAGTTCCCCTTCACCATGTCATTGGCGAGATAGGGATATGGGATGCCCAGCGCGGCCGATATCTGCAGCAATGTGCGGTACTGAAACGGCTCGTAGGTCGCGCCGCTGTCGGCGGGCTGGCCCACGGTTACGTCCTCACCCGGATCGAGCCGCACGATCTGGCCCGGGCTGATCTCGAGGCCCGCTGGCATATCCTCGTCCTCGGCTGGGGCTAACGGGTTCTCCGGCGCGGGCGAGGTTACAAACATGGCATACATCGCCGCGACCTTTTTGCGGTCGAGTTCAGCATCGTCATACTGATCGAGCAGAAACAGCTTCACGATGGCCGGTGCCAGTTTTGACACCCCGCGCAGCTGCCCGCCCTCGACTGGGTCGATCACATGGATGACTTCCGATGCTGGAACACGAACGATGTCACCTGCCAGTCCCGGATCAGTGCTGTCACCGGGATGGCGACGGAAGAAGTGATAGGCCACGCGTCGTCCGATCCGGTCGAACTCGATCCCCTGACGAATTGCATTGCCGTTCGCAGCGATGCCCGTTTGCTCCAGCGGCAGCATTTCCGCAGGCAGCATCTGCAGCTGCAGGGGCACCATCAGCCCATCGCCCGCGCGGCGCATCCGGATCCGGAAGAACACCTCGCCTGCCATGAAGACTTCGCGCGCGGCCCTGCGCTGCAGCCCGTAGAAATCAGTTAAACCCTCTGCGTCCGCCTCGTCGGTCCAGGCGAGCCAGAGACGCTGCAGCTCTTCTTTGCTGGATGCATCCGCGATCTTCGAAATCGGCTTGATCCCGTCGCCCACGGTGTTGGCGGCCCAGCTTTCGACTGCGTTCACAGCATAGCCGTTGTTGCGCACCAGCC